CCAGAAACCCCAGCAACTGTACTTATGTTCGTGTTATTGCCAGCAACAGTATTAATATTTGAAGCATTTCCAGCAACGCTTGTGACATTGCTTGATATGCCAGCAACTGAAGTTACGTTTGATGTGATGCCAGCAACTGTAGTTACATTGGCTTTAATAGCAGCAAGGCCAGAAATAGCATCTGTTGCAGTGGTGCCATCCTCGATGTCAGCAAGTGCTGCAATGTCTGCTGCTGTAGCAGATACAGTCTGCACATCTGATGTGCTAGGCCCAGCTTCAACAGCGCCAGTAGAAGCGTTGAATGCTAGCGTCTTACCCTTGCGTGTATTTACATCAGGCAGCACCAAAGATACCGCTGTGTCAAAGTCAGTAAGCTGTAGTGCGCGTGATGCCTTGTCATCAAGGTCAGCAGCAATAGCAACCAGCTTATCAAGCTCAGTGTTTAGTGAGCCAATCTGAAACGATCCAGATGCAGGAAAGTCAGTAGTTCTTTTAAGATCGATGTCGCGTGTAATAACGACTGTGCTACCACCAGTAGCCCCAGTAACACTCATTGTTACCGTGCCAGTTGATCCATCGCCCCCTGACACTGTGTAGTGAGTAGTAATTGTTTTGAGTGTGCCATCAACATACACGTTTAGATCCGCAGCATCGAAAAACTCAAACGATACGGTGAAGGAGGTTTGTGTTGCCCCCTGTGCTACTGCGTACGATACGCGAGGTGTATTGTCTGCAAGGTTGATTGTCATACCGCAATCCTACTCTTTCTAGTTAATAACGTCCACCCGCGAAGGCTCTAGCTGTTTCGTTGGTTGTGTCCTTTAAGAAAAACAACTGTGCGCCGGGAAGTTTACGCAATATTTCTGCGGCACCTTCTCCATAATCGCCTTGTATAAATTTAGCAACACCACGCCCAACATCTACAGCATAAGATGGACCAGCACCAGCTACACCAGTAATTGCGTCAAGGGCATTCTTCTCTTGCTGGAACTTAGGCTTGATAAGGCCAGCCCCAATATCAGGTCCACCAAGAGCCATACTAATACCCATCGATGTATAAAACAGATCTGAATACAAAGCAGCAACACCAGAAGCATCAAAAGATCTGGCAATCTTTGTACCTAAGTCCATACGATCCATTTGCCAGTCTTTGTACTTTAATTCCATACCCATATACCCAAGGCCCATAGCTGCACTAATTGCAATAGCACGGTTCTTTACCTGACCTTGGGCAAGAGAAGCCGTAATTTTATTAGCGGCAGCAAGGCTATAAGACAGAAACTGAAATGGCATAGACAAGATACCGTTTTCAATACGCGCATAACCTTTGAACTTTGGGTCTTCTTTCATGCCAACCTGACGAGCAATGTGCATTGGCACATAGAATACGCCATCAACAGCAATCGGCTTGTCTGCTGGCGTACCCATAAGAACTGTATTGCCAATGCCGCTGTTCATTGATGTGCGAAAGTTTTCAACTGTGCCTTGTGATGTTTTGCTCTCTTTGATCGGCTTTTCTTTATTAAAGCGCTTTAGAGCGTGATTGTTAATTCGACGCTCATAATCAATTTCTTGTTCACCTTTGCGTTTCTTAAACTTGCCGTGAAACATTTCGTGCAGCAAAAAGAAGTCTTGCAGATCTTTGTCTGTTTTGAATAAATCTGCGTGCTTCAAACGAAACTCAGCGTGCATTATGCCTATTTCAGCCTGTCGCTTAGCTGGGCCATCTGCCATTTCAGCAACAAGATCTTTGTTCTTTTTAATTAATGCCCTTGCTTCTTTGGCTGGCATTGCTTTCAAAGCTGCAAATCTTTTAGAAATCTCTTCAAGATCTATATACACAACACCTTTTTCGTTATGCACATATTCATGAAAACCAAAAGGTATGCCGGAATCTTTGTCTTTCCATCCAAGACGCTGACGCGCAGCAGCATACTCATCAGGATCGCTTACAATACGACTGACATTAAACTCGTCACCATATCTAAATACAATAGTGTCATAGCCTAGATCGACATAGTTAGCCTGAGTTTGACGTCCTGTCGTCCACTCGCGTGTGTTAGGCAAGTACAAGCCCCCGTCAGTCTTATCCCACGGCGCATTAGCAATCTCAGCAGCCTCTTGCTTGCCAATATTGTACCTAGCCAAGTAAGCAATCTCTTGCTCAGTAGCCTCACCACGAGTCAACTTAATTGAGTAATCAATAAGCGTATGTCCACGAGCAATAGCATCCAGCTTCTTGAACATTGCGGTCATAGGCGCAACACCATTAAGCATAAAGAATGTTGATCGCACATTTGACATCAATCCTTCATTCAAGGGATTGTTAATCATATTCTCGCTAAATCTTAGGTGAGCATCACCCTTTAGAATGTCGATAATCTCACCAGCAATGCGTCCTTCTTCTGCACTCATGCGGATGCGATTGTCAGACATTACACCAAACAAGCTCTTCCAAACTGTACCCATCTCATGTTCCATCATGATCTTGGCAAAGTCAGGAAGAGTGGCAAATCCAGCAGAACCAAGATAGTTCAGCATAGCTAGATCTTTAAGAACAATAGCAGCTTTGTAGTTTAGAGCATCTGGATTACGAATAACCTGACCCTGTACACGATCATTAAGATGCCGGATGTCACGCAATGTTCTATTAATACGCAGTCGTCCAACACCAGCAGCAAGCAAGTCGTCTTCTACTTCATCAAGCAGATCATCAATGCCTTTGCCAAACTTAGCTTGCATCTCATACATAGGCGCAACCTTTGCTGTGTATGCTTTCATAACAGCAACAGGATTTGTTTCTATAAAGTCCAGCACAAGCTCGTTAGGAATATCAACGTCACGATGACGGAAGTGCTTTGAGCGTCCATAGCCATAGAAAGCGTTACCCTCTGCGGTAACATCATCTAGGCCCAGGATTTTATCTATTGTTTCATCTGCTCGTTTACCGGCTGTATCAGTATCTGTACGCACCCTTTGATACTTGCCAGTTTTCTCATTAAGAACATACACATAAGGATTCTTCTGATACCACTCAGTCAAAATCCTGTGCAGATCTGCCCTGCGAGATTCAACCTCGCCCTTAAGCCAGTAGCGTGGGTGAAACTTCTCTGCAAAGTTACCAGTAGCAGGAAAGTCTTTCATCGCCTCAATCTGTAGATCAATGTCTTCCTTTTGATCCTTGAGGCGGCCAAGCATACGTTGGTTGTGCGCAAGGCGATCTTCGTCAGCCGCAGTTCTATTTAATTTTACTCTTAGATTGTCAACAATTGCCTGTCGTTTAGCAATGTCACCTTCAAGCAAAATAGACTTGTTCTTATAAAACGCTCTGTTGCCAATAAGGCCGGTCTGATTAAGGCGCTTTTCCCAGTTTTCATAAAAATCATCAAGCAACTTCATTGCGCGAGACTCACCATCTGTTGATGCTGCTTCACCGCGCATACGTTTTTTATTAACCTCTGTAATGTATTGCTGGAACGACATGTTTTGAGGTTGGTCTTTAGACTTTTGAAATACCTTTTCAGCAGCCTTACCAATCAAATTGTTGCTGGCATCGTAATCAAGAAATGTTTGCTTGCCTTTGCCAAACTCAGAACCATAGATATTCCGCAGCCCATCGTAGACTTGCACCCACTCGCCATCACGCATAGCCGCCTTCTGATAAACAGATGGGCCAAGACGCAATCCACCACGGTGCATGTTAAGCAAGATGCCGCTATCACCAGCAATTCCAAGAATAATCTTCTTAGCGTTATCAGTAATCCCGGTGTCTTGCAGCACTCGCTTCATAGGTGTGCTTACAAACTTATAAAATATGCTGTCAGTCCACAGATTCTTTGGCAGTCCATAAGGATTGTCCATAGAATCAATGGCAGCTTGGTCAGCCTTACGCAGATCTGCCTCGCGCTGGAACATATTATATTCGTTCTTACGCGCATTGAGTTCTGCTTGAACATTGCTTGCAGACTCCTCAGCCTCGTCCAGAGCAGCCTTAGTTCTTGTCATGTCATCTGGGGTAGTTGCACGATCAAATGCCGCTCTACGCTCATCTACGAGCCTTACAGCCTCATCTGCTGTTTCTTGTAACTGTTGAATAACTCGTGGAGCGGTGCCAGTAACGGCATCAAGTTCATAGTTTTCTACCTGAGACAAGGGACGCTCAGTAGTCGGTGACGGAAGATTCTTGTTCACATCAGGTTGCGCACGAAGAACAGCAGCGTGTTCGCCTAGCGACTTTTCAGTAGCCTCAAATGCGGCAGCGCGACGAGACGCAGGAATAGATATTGCACTGCCAAGTAAACCGCCAATAACAAAAGCAGAGCCGACATTAATCGCAACTTCTGTTTTTGTGCCAACAGGATCAAAAGTTGCTCGACCAGCTTCTTGTAATGCAGTTAATCCAGCAACAGATCCACCTGTCCTTAAAAAAGAACGAGCCATACCCACGGTAGGCCCACCAAAAGGAAGTGCAACAAGATTGACAGGATCAGCAAGGCCAGCAAAAAAGTGCTGACCAAAAGTTGCTTTAGCCAGTACGTCGCGCCTTGCAAGGTTCTCATCAATAGCGCGTTTAAGATCAGCCATATGCTCGGCGTTCTTAGCATCCATAAGGTCATCACGGTATGCCTCGTAGCCATCAATGTTATCTAAGGGACGGTAGTTGATGTCCTCTAGGCCGTCATATTTAATCCTATTGTTGATGGCTTCAATAATTGGATCGTAGGTATAGCCTACAGATGCTTCGACCACATCAAAAAATGCTGGGTCATCCGCAGCAAGCTGAGTCTGTACACCAGAATACAGAACGTCATTATGAGCAAACGGATCTAAAACAATCTTCATGGATAAACATATCCTGTCTGTGCCACACCCAACTCTGCATAAATTTCTGACATGCGTATAGTCACCATTTCTGCAAAGACATTGCCATCTGCATCTTTTCTATAAACAAAGGCAGGGGTCATTTGACCAGTGCGATCATTTATCTTGTACATCTGGTAAACTGTATCAACGTTCTCTTCGCCACCAACAGGAGCCAAAGGCTGTGGCACCAAATAAGTTCTTATACTGCCATCAGCACCAACAGGAATCGACTCAGATGGATCCATCTCTCCGGCGGCAATAGCTTCCATCTCATCCATGCGCCGTTCGTAAGGAGACTTGTAGCCCGGTGGCAATGGGCGTCCACCAACTAACATGCTTTCACGCAAGCGATCATTGTCAACGCTGACGCCAAAGTAGTAATTGTTACGCGGGTCATCTTCTGCGCCACTTAACTGGACTTTCCTTTGAACAATAGTATTTAGTGCCGCAATGGCTTGTGGCGTTCTTTCATGAAAGGTTTTGGACAGAGCAAACTTAGACCTGTTTATGTTGCCAAAAACCGGATCAAGAATAATGCCATTAGTCTCTGGATAATGCTGATCGACATAGCGCATTACCATGTTCTTAACACCATCAGAGTCATTGTTTGACAATATTGCCCACTTAACAAGCGGCTCAATCTCACCAGCAATATTCGGGTTCGGTATGTCACTGGTAAAGCCAAAGGTTTCTGTAACAGAATACTCTGCCGTTAGATCGTTTAGAGTCTTGCCATCACCAAACAGGCTGCGCAGCTTGTCATCAAACACCTTTTGATTCTCTGGAACCCCATCCGGCCACGCATTACGCAAAGTAGCAAGAATGCTGGGAAAGTTATCAATGCCCTCAAAGCTAGCAACAGCAAGCGCACCCTCAAGCAACCCGATTTCCTCTGCACTAAGGTGATCTTGCCAAAGGTTCCTTGGAGTTCCAAAGGCACTAGGCATTTGACGACCCTGTGCATAATACTGAGCCAGCTTTACAAGATCCTCTGGTCGGTTATCAAACCTACCTTTCAAAGAGCCTTTCAAAGCATTAATAAGTGGCCCCGGCAATGCACCATTAGCTTGAGTCATTAGCTTAGTTAGCCACTCTGAACGAGACTCAAAGCCTTCATTAAGGTACCAATTAGGCATTGAGCCTTTTGGCCTTACAAGTTGGTCTGCAACTCTTTTGACACTAGCTGTTGAATTATCTGCAAAGCCAGTAGACATTGCGGCTGCTGTATCTAGATCAGCTTGAGACGCTCTTGTTGCAGCTTCATCAGAAGCTAGGCGTCTGGCATCAGATACAAGACCATTTAACTTATTTTGCACATTAACGCCGCGAGACAACTCAATAAAATTGTCTGCAAGTGTTAGCATTTCACCTTCTGGTTTGTCTTGAGCCTTACCATTGCTCATAACATAGTTTGCAAACTTAGACAGATCAGATGCGTTTGCCGCTGTTCCATTCGCCTTGTTTACAATCTGATCCAGCATGAAATTACGTACATAATCAATGTTGCCATTTACTGCATTTATAGCACCTTCGTCTTCTATACCCTTAATTGATGCAATAGCTGCTTTTGAATACTCGTTAAACAGCTTGCCAGCATTGGCAAAGTCATTGTTATTAAGAGCATCAGTAATGCTAGAAACAACCCTCTCACGCTTTGGCATGAGTTCAAATCTGTTTTCAAGCTGGGCATTACGCCGCTTTTCATCTTCTTCTGACTCTTCTTCTGATTTTTCTGCTGCTGCAATAGTTGCTTCAATAGATTTGTCTGAGCCATATTGCTTGATGTCTTGCATTACTGTATCGACGTTATCATTGAATGTTGGAGACATTAAAATCTCTGACACATCCATTTTTATTTCATCAGGCAAAGTTTCTAATCCAGCACCACGCGCACGAATAACACGCACAACCTGATTTACAGTTGCGTAATCCATGTCGCTGGACAGTTCGATCTTGTTAATAATTCGATTGCCAATAGCAACATCTGTTGCGCGATCAAAGTTAGCTTTAGCTGTTTCCACTTGAGCCGGTGTAATTAGATCTGGGAAAAGTTTTTGAGCCTTTTCAAACTCCATTATAGCAATGTCGCGCAGTATCTCAGCATCTTCTGCTGCCGGAGATCCCGGTGCATAAGTAGGCAGTGATATCATGTCTGTATAATCTGAGACTTGTTGGTCAATATATACAGCCGCGTCTGATGCTAAAGAGCGTCTTTCAATTCTATTTCTGTTTTGCTGTAGGCTAAGTTTATTAGAAGACAGAAGGGCTGCACCAAAGTTCTTAAAAGCTGTAGAAAATTTTGGCGAAGCATTAGCTGCTGTTTCTTCAATAAACTCACTAAACTGGCTGTCAAATTTAGCAACTCCATCAGGATCAAACTCAAACTCAACAGCAAGTTCAGCAGCTTTTGTTTTGAAGTCTTGTTCAGTCTGGCTTACATATCGTCTCTCAATGAGTTCTTCATACGAGTCAGCAGCAGCGCGTCCGAGATCAACAGGGACAGTAAGCGCTTCAATCCTGCCAGTCTTAGGATCAATAGCACGAAGATCAGCGGTTTCTGCCAGCTCTTGCCCGCGATCACGAGCTTGTTTTTTTAACTCATCAAATGATGTTTCGATCATTGCGTTAGCAAGACCGCCAACACTACGAGCAACCTCAGCAGCGCCAGTGTTAGCGCGTACTACACCAATGCTTTGCGGAAGAAACTGACGCCTTTGTTTAATTACAGCCATTATGTCTCATCCGTTTTGTAAACATGATACCGATACAGGCCAGTAGTGATTGCGCTGCCAGCATTAAAGTAAGACTCAACAATAGCATTGCGTCCTCGCTCACCCTCCATAGCAGCCATACGCCTAGTCTGTGAGGCTTCAATCAAAGCACCAGACTCAAGAGCCTCTGCGTCTTGATAGGCAATCTCCTTCTGTCTATCCATGAATGCCTTCATAGATCTATCGCCGGGATCTCTGCCAATAAATGCAGCAAAGGCACGGTTCGATGCTTGGGCAGAATCAAAGTCGCGCAAGCGAAGATTAGCTTTTTCCGCAGCCTCAACCTTTTGCATCTTGGCCTTAAACTCAAGCTGCTTTCTATTAAACTCAGCCTCAGACCTTTTAGCCCTTCCAGATTGGATAGATGAAAAAACACTAAGGGTAGTTCCTATAGCTTGTATTGCCATAAATGGTATTGCCATTAGAACGATACCTCCGCAACAATGCCATTCACTTGCAGTGACACTGGCGCAGTTTGTGTAATTTTAACTGTTGGATCTTTACTATACCCAAGCAAACGAAACTCTTTCTTGCCAGTAACAGGCACACGCGCCTGACTAAAATCATCAGTGACAGTGCGAATAACAAGCCTCTTCTCATTCACTGATACAGACAAAGTATTCAACAAATCAACCACAACCCTGTTTACAGAGCGAGGCTCACCTGTAAGTGGGCCACCACCAATCTGTGCATCAATAGGCAGCGTCTCAGCCTCAACATTAAAGCCAAAGCCAATCTCTGCTGCTGTTATCTCTTGCACAGCAGATACATCTACATTGCCACCAGCCACTGTAAACTCACCCAAGTAATCATTGCCGCTAACAACCTTGACCTTTGCACCATTTGCAAAGTGGCTAGAGACATCGAACACACCAGCAGAGCCGGTAAAGTCATTGGAGAAGTCCATGTTCAGTGAAGAATCAAACTCCATTAGAACATGCTTAGATGTGCCAGCGCCTGTGTCATAGGTGCCAATACAGAACACACGATCATCTACTGTGCATACAGAATGGAACTTGCCTGTTGTAGTCCACTGTGTCCACCCAGCGCGTTGCTCTGCCCTGTTCGATGTAAACACAGCAAGCGTACCATCATTGTTCAGAACAAAGGCATACGACTCTGGGCGGTTAATAGCACCACGCAAAATAGACATTTGCACCGGACCAGTAATCAAATGCGGTGACAGCACAGAGATGCCAGTAGATACATACGCTGCTTCTGAGTCAGAATAGATATACTCTCTGACAACAGAGCCGGTCTTCTGCACATAGATCGTGGCACCATCAAACGAGTCAGGACGCACAAAGTTTGCACCGTAAGATGTTTGTCTGCGCACCTGTGCATTGGTTGGTGTGATTGGCTTTTCAGTAAATGACGGCACATACATTTCCGATGTGCTGGTAAAGATCTGCAAGTCACGATTAGACACCAGATGGCGTATAGTATTGATCTCACCAATAGAAGCCGTCAGGTCAAGCGCATCATCATCTTCCGCATCACCAACATCAAAGTTAAAGTAATCAGCAGACTTGCTTGCCCATATACCATCAGGCTGGGCTATTGTGCCGCCCAACCATAGTCTGTTCTCGTGGAAGGTAACTGCACCGGGATAGCCGCGCAGTTCACTGTATGATTGCTCACCCCACTCTGTAGCCGCAGCATGTGTGACAATCTTTGGAGAGCCACCACCTATTGTAGAATCATTAGAAGAAGCGCCAGCAACAACAACAAACTCATTCTCGTTAATAACCTCAGTTACTGTACGAGTGCCATTTATGTTGTTTGCTGATATGCCGCCAACTGCACCAGCAGCAGATATTGTTATTGAATCATTTACAGCCAAGCCATGATTAACAAAAGTTATGTGTATGCTTGTGCTGCCATCTGTTGTTTCAATGGCGTCTCTATCAAGATGCACAAGCAACTCGTCCTGCACATTGCCTGTTGCCTGTGTTGCAGACTGAACAGATGTGATTGTTATCTCGTTGTTGTGGTAGCGCAAGACTGACCCGACATGCTTTGAGTTAGGATAGTTACCACCTGATTGACTGCCGGTTATGTCAAAGTAGTTAGCACTTGTTGTGACTGTAATGCTATTCCCACTAGAAGCAGAGGGATCAAGAGTCATACCTATTGGCTGAAAAGAATAGTATGGCTGATTTATTCTAAAGCCATCTGCACTTTCATTGAATGTCATCAACTCAAGCTGGAATGTTGTAAGGCTAGTGCGCACTAACTTGCGCACCATAAATGTTTGATGCGCAATAAACATAACATCGCCAGCTTGTGCGTATGTTAGTTCTGGCAGCTTGGCATTAGTAAAAGGAATAGCATTACTATCAACATCTTGAGTAAGCGTTTGAATCAAAGAAACAGCGCCAGTAGTAGGATTGATCTGGAATATGCGGATCTTTGCGCTTTCAAGACTAATGATGTAACGCTCATCATCAGAAAATATGAATGGCACCAGCCTGAGTTGCTGGGTAGCGGAGGAGTCTACCGTAGTGTCAAACTCATATAAGCGCTTGGTGCCAAACCGTTTGAGCAAACCACCTTCGTTACGCAGAAAGAAGTTTTCAATCTTCTTTGCTGAGTTGTTGTAAAGCGGAGTGTCAGTTCTGGAAACAAGAGAAGGGCTGATCTCACCATACTGAAAGTTACTTATCGGTACGCGGACTCTTTGCATTAACTTCGCCTGTCAGTAATAAACCTCGACGTTACCAGCTTGCGCGTGGTCTGCTGCTGTGCATCCAAACTACGAGCCTTTGCCATCGCTTTTGTTGAAGCGTCTTGCATTAAAGCCGCAAGACTTGGATCTCTTGCAATAGATGTGGCGAACAATGTTGCCAGCCCATACTCAACAGCAATCGTAAAGTACGAGGGCCAATCTTGTTCGTTTGCCCTGTATGTGTAATCTGCAATCAAAACATCATTTGTTGATGTGTTGCCATAAATCTTATCACCGTAAATCTGATACTCAATCGGGTTATCATTTACGGTAATAGCATGAATCATTAACGTGCCATCTGGCTGCTGATAAGCATTATCATATCTACCAGTTGGAGCATCAGTCAGTCTGTTTAGTACATCCTGATTAGTAGAAAACCGCCAACGTGCGTTTACTAGAGATGCTCTAGCCACATCCTCATACATGTTCACAGAGACAAGAGCCTCTGTGGTGCCGTCGTCAAATGACGTAATTGGTTCTGCGCCAATAAGGATCAATGCCCTTGCGCAGATATCAACTGCTGAGTTTGCTGCGGTGCTGCTAACTGCCATGAGTAGTGAGGGGGGTTTCCACCCCCCTCTCCTTTTTAGTCGCCATCTGTCTCAGC